AGCTGAAGTTAATTTTCTCTTCATCCCACGCATCCTCGCACAAAACGAGGCTCTTCTTTTGTTTCCTACTGTTTTACTAGGTCTTTTTAAATTAGCACCAGTAGTTCTTTTATAATATTTACGACCAGCTTCATTCAATCCACCAGATGGATTTTGATATTTTTTAGCTACCATTATTTCTTACCACGAATTTTATTAACAGTAGATAAACCAAAGCTTCCAGAGTAGACAATAAGTACAGCCCACCAAAATTCTTGTGGAGCTGACTTCAGTATCTCAAAACCTTTTTCCATCCATGGCTGTGTAGTTGGCCAGAATATTGCTAGAAATATTAATGTAATTTTTATAGTTAATACTTCATCCTTAATACTAGATTTAGAACTTCGTATTTGTTCTATACTTACATTAGCTTCTGCTTCAATCTCCTTTGCCCTAATGACTTTTTTCTTCTCAATCGAATGGTTTATTGCTGAAACTGTTTTATCAGCGATAATCCGAGTGAGAGGATTTTTCATTAAAGGCAAAAGAAAATTTAACATTACTTTCTCTTTTTCTTTTTAGGAAATCCAGCTTTCATATTTTTATATGCTTTTGCTGAAATCGTAGATTTAGATTTAGGTCTTGATATACCTAATCTTTTTCTTCTATTGATATTGGCATAAAGCCCTGGTCTTTTAGCCATTATTTCATACCTCTAGCTTTTTTTATTTTTCTTTGTAAGGAAGCTGGCAAAGTTTTTTGTTTCTTTGTAAGCTTCGGTCTTCCTTTTTTTGAACCATAGGTTCCTTTACCCATCGGCATAGTTTTCCTCCTTCCCACCTAATTAGGTGTTATTTATATTGCGTTTGATATTTTGACTTTGTTTTCTACATCTGCTCTGAAAGCACTATCTGTAGAATATCTTGGGTCATTTATGTCTGCTAGCATTTCGCCAACTGACCTGTAGCCAACATTTGCTTCTGCTTTATTTCCAGAAAATAAATTAGGTTCATTATTATTCTGGTTATATTTTGCTTGAACACCAGCAATAGCTAATTGTGCTTGTTCTAAAGAACCATTATCTATTGTGTTATTAAAAGCTTTTATTTCATCTGGAGCCAAGTTTTGTGAAGCCCAATTAACCATTTCTGTATACTGTTCTTTACCTCCAACAGTAGACATAATAGAATTTGCTTTTTGTTCAGCTAATGCTGTTTGACCATCAATGTAAGCATTAACAACTTCTCTACCTAATCCAAGTTTTTCTAATTCACCATAACTTGTTTCAGCTAGTTTACCTGTTTGTGCATACTCATCATAATACTTATCTAAAGAATTAGTTTGAGTTTCTGTTGTTGGCTCTTTTATTTTTGCATCTATCTTCTCATTAGACTTATCATCTGCTTTTTGAGATAGTTTAGTTTCTAATGCACCATAAGCTTTCGCTAATTCTTCTGCGTTAGAAAATTTATCTGGAAGCCATGAAGGTCTTTCTTCAGTAGAAGTCTCTTGAGTTTGAGCTTCTTGTGTTGCTGGAGCTTCTTGAGCTTTGGCCTGTTCCTCAATAGAAGGATTATCTTCTCCTTGAGTTATTACTACTTTATCAACCATTTTAATTTTCTCCTTATTCTGATTGTTGTTGAGCTATTGTTTCTCCTAAAGATTTAGGAGGTATGTTCCCTGCAATTTTCTCACCTGCTCTCATAATAGCTGACTGCTGTTGCTCATCCATCATAGCTTGTTGTTGAGCTTGCTGTTCAGCCATTAAATCTTCTTCGGTTCTAATCAAACCTTTTGTTTCAATTCCATCTGCTGTCGCTAATCTTTTTATAGCTTCAGTGACATTGACATATTTTCCAATTGCTTCAGCACCAAGAGTGCCAGCCAATGTTTGTAAAAATTGAATTAATTTATTTCTATCTGTAGTTCTTCCTAATGCTTCGATACCAGTTATAACTTTTGGAAATACAATTCCTTTAGGAAGTTGTGGTAATTTTTTAGTTTTATTTAATACTGATAATTTTCTTCTAACAAAAGGTAATTGAAATTCTTGAGATAAAATTCCATAGATACCACCCAAGCTATCTTGTAATTCTTGAGCTGTCATTCTTACTTCTTCTGCTGTAGTTCTTTCACTATCTCTGATTACAGAAGCATTTAATAAAAATGCGTATGATAATCTTTGCTCAATCTTCATCATTGTTTCTTGAGCTACCCTAAAATCTGGAAACTTACCTACTTGTAATACTGATACATCATTTGCTGAACCTTCAATAATTGCTCCATTTTCGCTTTCAGCTAATGCTTTTGCTCTAGTAGTTCCATTAGGAGCTACCATAAACAATGTTTTTGCAGAAGCAGAAGACCCTTCTACTATAGCTTTTGTAAGGCCTTCTAGTGATATTAGGTCTCCTAAATATTCTTCTACATAACTTCTTCCATAACTTTCTGCATCTACTCTAATCATTCTTAATGGAATGTATGGAGAGTTATCTAACTTATATTCACCATGGCTTTCTGGAATATCTATTCCTTTTACTTCCTGGTGAACTAAAAATTTATTATTTTGTCTTTTAATACAAGTATACAAATCACAAGTACCATCTGTTTTGACATCCTGTTTTTGTTGAAAAATTAATTCTGAAATATTTTCTGGTAATGCTGAATAATGAATACTTTCTTTAGTTATTATTTCTAAAACATTACCCATTGGGTCTCTTTGAATAACAAAATGAGATAATGGGAAAACTCTTAAACCTTCTTTACCTACAAATAATAAACAATTACCTGCAACTACTAAATGTTTTAAAGCTTCAAATACAGCAACTCTATCATTAGACATTTCTATATCATCCATGACAGCTTTCTCTATTTGTACTAATCCACTATCTATTTGTGTTCTTAAATTTTCATCTTCTTCTATTTCTCTAACTTTAAAGTTATCAATAGCTAATCTAAAGAATGGAGCATTTGGTGGTAATAAGGATAATAATAGTTTAGACGCTAAATTATTAACACCTCTTGCTCCGATACCTTGGTAGGTAGTCTGAAATTCTTCTGCATAAGTAGAGCCACTTTCTGGTATCAGAGTAGGAATAGTTAATTCTGAACAATCTCTTGCTCTCTCAAGATACATTTCTCGTTCTTGAGCTTTAGAATTATATCTACTCTCTAAAGTCTCACCTTGGTTCATAGAACCATCGTAAAGTTTTGCCATTTATTATAATCCACCAATAATTGGTATTCTTAAATTTGATGACCCAGTTCTCTTCCTATCGTAAGAAGAAGCATTATTTCTGTTTCTTCCTCCTGCTTCAGCCGAGAAACCTGCTGGTCTAGCACTACCTTGAGTGTTTTGTGTCACTGGTGGTGGAGCTACTGGAGCTGGTTCTGGCATAGGTGGTGGAGCTGGAGCTTTAACTGATACACACATTATTTTTTCTCCATGATGTTTTCTGATTGCTCTTTTTGTTTTTGAATTAAAAATCGAACAACACTACGCTGTCCAATTCTGTAGTACATTTCCTTTGGCTCCATATTTATATCTGGAGTTCTCTCTGGAAATAATCCATCTAATGCCTTTAACAAGTCATCTGATATGACTGGTAAAGTTATTTTTTGGTCTTTTTCGTTCATATATCTAAAGTGTCCTTTTGTTTGCTATGAATAATCTCTATCTAAAATCATTTTTAAGTAATGAATTGCTTTCTTAATATCTTGCTCTTTGCCTTTATGTTTGTGTCTACAAATGTATTTAATGGCATTACCTTCAGCGAATGGCAGATTGTTTTCATTTATAAAATAAGCTGGTTGCACCTTCATTTTAGAATAGTGGTCTCCACCTTCTTGATACTTAAGGCTTTCAAATAAATCTTTGTTTGTCATCTTTTGTTTCTGTTTCGATACCATTGTTCCCATCGCATTTTTTCTCTATCTTTTTTTATGTCTAACCATATTGAAATAAAGCCTGCTGAAATTGCTCCCAGTGCAATTAAACAAATATCTCTAATTACATTTTCCATAATATTGGTTTCTCCTTCTTACTATCCCAATCAGATGCTCTTAATATTCGAGCTAATCTTGCTTGAGTAAGTGCATATTTTTTATCTAATTTTTGTTTTTCATATTCAGCAACTACAGCTTCCCACATTTCTGGTAAGTCTTTTTTATTTGCTAAAACTCTTGAAGCTTTGACACCACCAATTGTTGGACATCCACCAAATCCATCTGTTAAATCTCCTACTAATGTTTGGTACATAAAATTATAATTAGCTGTTTTCTCATCAACAACTTCTGTACTGTCATCATGTATAAAATGATGGATACCAGGAATAGTACGCATATCTTTGTCGCCTGATAAAACTACAATTTTATCTTTGTTGCCTGGTTTAGTTGCTAATATTCCACAGACATCATCACCTTCTAATCCAGGTAATGAAACACTTTCATAATTTTCTTTTAAGTATTCCTTAAGAGGTTTTACTATAATTGGTTTTCTAACTTTTTTTCTATGTGATTTATATTCTGGATAAAGGCTATGTCTAAAATTATCTTTATGGTCTTCAGCAATTATAATTTTATCACAATTTAATTTTGTTTTATAATTTCCTAAAGTTGTATCTATAACTCTTTTTCCTAATTTAGCATCTGCGTGTAAAGTCCAAATATCATCTTCCCATCTAGTTGGTTCTTCTAATGCTGTTGCTATTCTGTATACAAATAAAGAACCATCTACTACTAATGTTCTTTTCTTTGCATCTATTCTTCTAATCATTTTATATCCTAATCTTCGTTAGTTTAATTATATTGACCGATGGGATTGTTGTTGTGTTTCCACAATCATCTACAGTTCCATCATCATTGAAGCTCACATCACTAACGAATGTATGTGAGTTATTATTTGTTGAGACAAGCCAACCTGTAGAAATACAAATTGATGGCTTATAATTTTTTATTGTTTTTAAATTTTCCCAAGTGCAGGTAGAGTTGGTATCAATCCAATGAGCTAGATAAAAAGAATATGGAAAATCCTTTTTAACTATTTTTGGTATCTTTATTTTTGATTTCAACTTTCCTCCAAAGGTTTAAAAATTCTGACATAGGAATTAGGACACACCTTGACTGGTATCCATCACCTAACATTCTGATTATTTGTGATTTTCTTTTTTTATTTTCTTTTAAAAAAATTCTGACTACTTGCTTTAATATTTTAACTGGAACTATCCATTGGCCTATACATAAGTCTTTACTATACATAAACCGATGTATCCAATATTCAGCTTTAGTTGCTCTTAATCCACTTGGTTTTCCTTTGTATGCAAGTTCAATACAAATGTTTCCAGATTTCTGCCAGAAGCCAAATTCTGACTTAACTTCAAATTTATCTTCACTTAATCCTAGTATTTTGGCTATAGCTTTTTCAGAATTAACTCCTCTTGCTAAATCAAAATCGAAATCTTTTGTGTTGTTAATCATTAATATATTTTGTAAAAGTCTTGCGTTGGAGCCCTCGTGGTGAAATTGGTAGACACAAAGGACTTAACGCACAATTTGAGTGCTCCAGGTGAAAGCCTGGAAGTAGAACCTTTTAAATTCGGTGAAGGCTTAACTGCTAATACCGAGCCAAGACACAGCGATGTGTAAGGTGTAGAGACTAGACAGAAGGAAGCTTAACTGCTTAAGGTATAGTCCAGACCACAAAACGAAAGTGTAGCGAAAGCTATAGTGGTATGAAAATCCTTGCCCTTTTGGGAGTGCCAGTTCGAGTCTGGCCGAGGGCACCAACAATTAATGGGTATCAGCCCAGTTGTTTCCTATTTTATATTGTGCATCTAAAGCACATCTTAAATTAAAATGAGTACCTGCATCTTTAATTGATTGAACTGCTATAGCTCCTACTTCATCTGCAACAGCAGACTTACACTGAAGTTGTAGCTCATCATGAACATGAGCAACCATAGCACAGGTATCTTTATCATAATTTTTTTCCTTTAATTTTTTGTGTAAAATAATTGTAGCCATCTTAATAATTAATGCTCCACAACTTTGTATTAATAAATTTAAACTTGAGTGTTCAGACCTAGGAATTAATTTTCTTTTATCTAAACCTAATAAATATTTTTTATTTCTTGTAGCGATAATAACATTATCTCTTAATTGTCTTAATGCAGGTAAAGCTTCAAATAATTTTGCTTTTATTCTTTTTCCTTCTTGGGAGCTTTTTCCAATAACTGCACCAAGCCTCGCATCTCCGATGCCATAGATGACACCATATATAACCCTCTTCGCCAAATCTCTCGTTGGTAAGCCAATCTGTTTTTGATTGTAGGTGTGAATATCCCCATCGAGTAATTGCTTTGCAAAACTACCTTCATCGAAAGCACCGAGATAATGAGCAAGACAACGAAGTTCAAGACCACTAGCATCACACCCAATAAGACGAAAGCTGTTAGGAACAATAAATAGAGACCTACATTCTTTACCATAAGGAACACCAACAGAAGGTGTTTGTGCAACATTAGGCTTTTGGTGAGTGCACCTCCCAGTGTTTGCACCATTCGTGATAACGCTTCCATATATAATTCCATCCTTTTGTAATTTTAGCCAGGCGTTGTTGCCTTCTGCTAATTGACCTATTCTTTTTTGTATTAAAAAATGTTCTGATAATAATTTTGCTTCTGGAAAATCTAATGTAGATAAAATACTTTCATCTACTTTTGGCTTTCCATCTGGCGTAAATTCTTTTGGCTTCCAACCTTTGTCCATTAACCTATCACTGATATGGTCTCTTGAGTTTGGATTGAAAGTTAATTCTTTATATCTTTTTACTGGTACACCTTTTTTATAACCTAGAGTTCTATTGTCTCTTTTAGGAATAAAAGTACCAATATATTTCTGCCATTTTGGGAAGGCTGAAGTTAAAGATTTCTCCAACTCCAACCTTCTGTTTGCAAGTGAGGCATACAGCTTCTTTGCAGAAGCCACATCGAAATGAAATCCATGTGCTTCTTGCAGATATATACATCTGGCAAAGTCGTGTTCTAACTCAATAGCCTCTTGCGAATATTTTTGTTTTTCAATTAATTTAAAAAGTTCATAAGTGACTTCTACATCTTTTTCACAATAGTCCTGCATTTCTTGAGACCACTTACTGAAGTCACCAGTTTTAATAAAGTCACCTTTTCTTAAACCTAATCTATAACCCCAGCTTTCAAGTGAATGTCTTCCAGCTAAATTAAGTGGAAGTTCTTTCATTCTAAAATCTTCTTCTTTTCTATTAGTCCATATCAGTCGGCTAACTAACAATGTATCAAATACATCACCTTCAATTTTATATTCTGGATATAATTTATTAATGACAGGTATATCAAATTTTAAAATGTTGTGGCCAACTAACAAGCTAGCACCACTTAAAAGATATAAACCTCTACCTATCTTATCTCCATGATAAGAATAAAGTTGTTTGGTATCTATGTCCTTAATAACAATTGAATGAATTTTAGTTGCTTCTGATAAGAAACCATTTGTTTCTATATCAAATATTAATCTCATATTAGTGCATCACAATTATTTTTATATTTAGGATTGTTGGAATTATTGGAGCCACATGAAAAAATGCGTCTTCCAATATTTGTTTAGTCTTTGGTGTATGAACAAATAGTATTGGACATACATTGGGATATTTTAAAACTATATTAATTAGCTTTAATATCTTCTTCAAAGTTGAGTACATATAGATTTTATCATCGTCATCTAAATGTACGAAATCATCATCTTGTTCTATGTATTCTCGAAGTACATCATCAATATGTTTTTCACTCTTGGCCATCTGAAAAATCTCCTTCAGATAATCTTCCAGTTTGTCTGTTGTAATGAAGTGAGCAAGCGACACCTGTATCTCCTGTATATCTATTTTTTAGAACTCTGATTGTAAGAATATCTTTAGTCTCTTCGTTTTGTTGAGACCTCTCTAAACCAAGACAAATATCAGTGAGCTGTGCCAATCCATGGCTTCCTCTTAAATGACTTAATGAAGTCATAGCTCCTTCTTCGTGACCATTCTTGTCTTGTATTCTTCGTAAATGACAAACCAGTATTAATCCAAAGTTTAATTCTTCAACTAAACTTCGTAGCTTTGTCATCGTATAATCAATTAACTTTCTCTCATCGCCTTCAATTCCAGAGACAACCATATTGATATGGTCTAATACAATGTAATCGCAATCACATCCTCTAACCAAATATCTAATTTTAGACATAAGGTTTTCACTATCTGTAGAACCAAAGTGTTTATGGAAATAAACTTTGTCTTTAATTTTATTCCAGGAATTTTTTAAATCTTCTTCATTAATAGTTTTTCTAATATCTTCTTCGTGTATCTTTTGGTTTAAATCTATACTCATTAAACCTCTTACACTTCTAGCTACACTTTCTTCTAATGCTATGTAGCCAATAGATTTATTTTTAGAAATTAAATCATAACTTAATTCTCTAGCAACTTGTGATTTACCTGTACCACTTCCTGCTGTAAGTAAAACTATTTCACCTTTACGAATACCTTTTGTTTTTTGATTTAGTCCAGACCATAAGTAAGGAACACATTCTTTACTATCATCTTGAATAACTAAATCCCAAGTATCTGCTCCTGCAATAATACCTTCTGGTGTGTAAGGTCTTGCGTTCCAAATGTGGTGTATAATATCTTTGCCTCTGTCGGACACCAACATTTCGTTGGCATCCTTCATAGGCAACTTTGAGATAAGAGCTTTTTTTGGCGTAAACAATTGAGCACATTCGATTGATGCACTGTTGCCAGCTTCATCATTATCGAACATTAAAATAACATTCTCAAAACTTTCTAAATATTCTAAATTTTTTTTAATATATTTTTTTGCTGATTTAGCTCCAGAAGGTACTGATACTACTGGCCACTTATTACCTTGTACTTTTGAAACTGACATACAATCAACTTCACCTTCAGTAATAGTAATCATCTTTCCACCTGGTTTCCATTTGTGCTGACCAAACAACCCAACACCATTCATATCTCCTAACCAGATAAAATCTTTATTAGGAAATCGAATGTGTTGAGCAACCAAGGAGTAATTGGAATTATAATATGGAGCTATTTGAACTGGTTGTCCTTTGTATTCACCAGTTTGATAATTGAAGAATTTACAGGTTTCAAAATCTATTTGTCTTTTTGATAACGCTTCTACTTCACCTGTAATCATATCTGAATTTTCTTTTGTATTAGTAAAGCTATTCACTTCACCATTTGCTGGTTCTCTGTAATGACATCCAAAACAATAAGCGTGTCCATCGGAGTACCTGGCTAGGTTATCTCTTGACTGACATTCTGGACAAGGTTCGTGTCTTACAAAGCTACTCTCATCATGCTCCATTGAACTCATCTTCATCTAGTTCATCACCTGGAAGAAGGTCGCCTTCTACCCAAAGTAAATCTGCTTTAGCCCATTCATCTACATCAAATGAAGGACAAGATTTATCAGAGAAATGATAATGACCTTTTACTTCAGCACTTGGATATGTTTTGTGTAATTCATCACAAAGCTTCTTTAAGCTTTCCCATTGTGCTGGTTCAAAATTATCTTGAGCAACTGTGTGGTCATCTTGAGTGACACCACCTACCATGCAGATACCAATTGAATTATGGTTCTTACCTCTACAATGAGCTCCAACTGCATCTGTTGTTCTACCATCTTCTATCACTCCATTTCTTCTAATGATAAAATGATAGCCACACTGCAACCAACCTCTCTCCTTATGCCATCGGTTTATTTCTTCAAAACCAATATCCATAGAAGGTTTAGTTGCTGAACAATGTATTATAAAATAGTCTGTACTTTTTCTGCTCATAATTTTTCCTGTTGATTTAAAACTTCTTTAATCCATTCATCTGGTAGAAGTTTCTTTGTTGAATAGACACAATGGTATTTGAACCCTTTTAGTTCACACCATTTGCCATAAGTTGTTTTAGATTTTTTTCCAATTTTTGTTTTAGAATTTGAGAATACAAATCTAATATCTAAATCTGGATGTTGTTGTTTAACTAATAAATGTTTCTTCCTATCGGAAGTTAAGAATTGTCCTTTAGTTTCAAATATAATTTTAAATGTATCTACTGCTGGACAATTGAAATCTGGTGTATATGTAGATGGTTTTTCTGGCTTGAGGTAAGATACTTTATAATCTTCATAACCAAATCTAATTTTATTTTTGATTAGAAAATTATTAAAATCCTCCTCAAGCTTTGATTTGAATTTAGAAGTCGGTTGCTTTGGAAACTTCCTCTTGAACTTCCTCGTCATCTGACCCTACATTTTTACTGGCACTATCGCCATGTACTTTATCGAAGCTATCTGCTCCATTAGATTGTCCACCACCCTCAACTAAATCTTTTACTTGAACTGATTTAAGTCTTAAGGAAACACCTGCACCAAGCATAGGTGTGTACCAAGCGAATGGTTGATAACTAACACGAAGGATTGAACCTCCCCATATAGTTATATCTGGACTTATAGGTTTTAATTCATTGTCGAATAAACCTGGTCTCTGTTTAAATGTATCTCCAGTTTTACCATTGGTACCACTGGCCTTCATTTTAAATTTGAAGATAACTTTGCCATCTTCTTTTTTATAAGGTGGAGAAGCTTCTTTGATTTGCTTCTTACCTGTTTTATCCTTGGCCTCTGATACTGCTTTAGCTTGAAATTCTTTTATTGTTTTTAGAAGTTCATTAGCTTGCACATCATTGAGTTCCAAGTCTACTTTGTACTCACCTTCAGCTTTGAACCTAACATCGCATTTTGATAAATGTGGATATATGGCTTTGCCAAAAGGAGAGGTATAAGTTTTTGCTTTTTGCATAAATACCCTCCTAGGTATTGTTGATTGATTTAATTACTGGGTAGCCATCGTTAATATTGGCCTACAACACATAACTGTTTTCGGCTACCCAATATGATGAAGATAGTATTCATCTATAGTGTCTATTTAAAAACGCTAGCGTAGTGGTTTAGCTACAGAAATACCAGCTACCTAGGACTTGTTTTAATTGTAGCGTTCCTTGAGCTGGAGCTTCTTTGATTTTACTTCTACTATCTTTGTGAACTTGAGGAATTATTTCCTGCTTAAATTCTTCTAGTAGATTTTTATTATCAAATATATCTACAAATGCTTCTCTTACTGCAACATTCATATCATTAACATCACAAGCTAAAACACCAAAGCTATCATGAACACAAGCAAAACTTTCTATGCCTGCATCATTAGCTTTACACACAGCCTTCTGAAGTATGGCTCCATCAAGTGCGTGGACAAAACAAGGAGCTATAGAATTAGCTACCCTTCGCTTATCAATTTTATTTGTTTCAATTGCTATAGAAGTTTTTCTTATATCTGGTGTGTAGTTTCCAGATTTAGGTCTGAAAATTTTCTCACCCATATAAGTATTTATTCTTTTAGTTTCTAATACAGGACATACCATTTGAACTACAAATCCAGTTGGTGTTGTCCATACTACAGGCAATCCATTTTCTGAAACTAATTTAGATACTTGTTGCAACCACTTCATCGCTTCTTTTGCAGATACAATAACTTTATCTAAAGCTTTCCAAACTAATTTAGAAAGATACGCTGTACCTTTAAATATATTTGGTAGTCCAGGTATTGGGTTTCTATCTGTAGAGAATGGAATATCTTTAATCCCATCTTCTTCCATTTCCTCCAGGTGTTCCTGTATATATTTTCTACAAGAGAATTGAGTTAGTCCATATACAATACACATTGTGACTTTCTTTGTAGTCTTCCTGTCTATCCCATACTTTAACCATAGGTCTTTCAATTGACTATCTGGTTCCTTCTCTAACAATTCATGTGTAGCTTTAGCAACTTCACCATATACATCTTGAACTTTATTAGATGGAATTAGATTAACTGCTCTACCACCTACTTCATCTTTTAGTAATGCTGAAAATATTTGTAGTCCAGAATTAGTACAATCAGAATAACAAATAAGATTAGTTATAAATGTTAGCTTCTTGCCAGACTTAACAAAATTATTCCACTCAAAACAAAACGCCAGGAATTGTACTGGTTCAGAAGCATCAGCCCAAAACTCATAATTATTATGTGGGTCTTCTGCCGATTGACAGATAAATTTCTCATTATCCTCAACCCATTTTATTCTATTAACTAATGTATCTTTATCGTGGCCAAACATATTAGCACCATGCACCATCAATTTGTGCATACTAGCTTCAGTACCTAAAGCTTTACCTCTTCTAAATAAAAGTAATCCTTTAGCTAAATCATTCTGCTGATAGTTAAGTCCTTCTGGTACACAATAAATTCTACCTCTCCAGTCATATTGTAATGGAAAATAGAACTCATCAAATTGTTCGTATGTATCTGCAACAGTAAATATTTTTTCTGTTAGCAAAGCCTTACTATCAATTGTTGAATTGTAATTATGAACAGCTAAAGCCTTACGACTATATTCTCTTCTAGCTTCTTCATTAGTTGCAATATCAAAAGGTTTAGGTGGTAGCTCAATTTTACCACTAGGCAAACCAGCTACAGCTAATCCTTTATCGTGTATTGTTTTAAGCACCTGGTATACTGGTGTATTAACCATAAAAGGTGTCTGTTGCAGAGTGTTTATACATTGGTAAACCTCTGGCATTTCATGGGCTCTGTTAGCCATTTCCTCCAGATAAGGTCTGGAACCTCGCTTTATCATATTATAGTGCATTTTTTACCTCGTTGTTTGTTGATTGATTTTTAGTGTGGAGTTCTCCTACAGTGGCACTTAATTCCTTTGGCCTTAAATCCTTGATATAATAGCCTCCAGAATATGGGTTCATATCCCAGGTTTTAGGTTTAACCAGCATAGGTTCTCTAAATGGTTTTAATATTTCTGCGTGGATTTTCTTTTGTTCTATCCATTCCATAGTCTTCTCGGTGGCCTGGACATAAACAATAGATTTGTTTTTCATGGTGTATGTTTTGGTGAGCTTCACAAACCCAGTGGTGCTGGCTAATAATTCAAGAAGAAGTTTACCGAGTTTTACCTTCTCTTCTTTTGACCAACCTGCATACTCAAGTTGGTGTCTGTTCATAGCATATTGGAATACTTTCCTTTTATGCCTGTAGTTGTTTTTAGTCTTAAGCCATTCTTTTGTTTGGCTGTAAGTCTTGTTATCACTCTCTCTAAAATACAATAGCCTTGCTTCATCTTCGATAGCACCTGCTATTTTAAGCACAGCTTTTGTCTGTGTGGATGAAACAGTAATACTATCTAATACTGCTTTTAGAGTAATGAAACTGATACTAGCCCATCGTTCATCGTTATCGTTTTGGACTTCCTGGATAGGTATACATTTAGCTAACAGTGTAGCTTCAGTCGCATAGCGTTTCGCATGGCCATCAAATGCTTCTATAAAATATTTATTTATAGATTTGTTCATTGGCTCCAGGCCATTTTGTATTAAGACTTGACCATAGATAGTTGTACTTTCATTGGTCTCTCTTGGCTTACCTGTTTTATCAGATACCTTTGCCCTGGATTTATTGATTGTTTTGTGGAACCTTTTTATTCCACTCTTAATCATAGCTAATTCTATTTGTTTTTCTGCCTCTATTTTTTCGTGTAGAGTTGAAGGCACATTCTTTGAATTTTTAAGAATACCAAATTTCTCTAATATTTTAGCGTCTATTTCCATTATAACCTCATAAGTGTTTATCGTTTGTTCGTAGTCTTTGTGCATTGAAGTGCACATCTACTACGACAGCGTAGCTATCACATACAGAGTACGCAACAGTTTAAAAGGCTTGTATTGTCTGCTATTCTACTACGCCAGTGTAGATATGTCGGAGGCGTTTAAAGTGTATGGAGTTTTTAAGTCTACCGACAAATTTTTTATTCTTGGTTTACTTAACTTTTTCACTTACGCCTCCTACAAGCCTAGCCCTAATGCACAGTTATTGCACCATTAGTGCACATTCTTTTTACTTACTACCAGAGATAACCCTAAAGTTTTCTCTGTTTTCTGTAGCAAGTTTATCCAACTTCTTCGCCATATCAACTTTAACTTTTGGAAAGAAGTGAATATATCTTTTAGCAACTGGTGAATTATAACTCCATCCCATCCAGTCACATACCTCCATATATGTGCAACCAGCTTCAGCTAGTCTTGATGCACAAGTATGTCTACAAGTATGAAAGACCCAATCTTTGTTATCAGCTTGACCAAGAGCTTGTCTTACCATCTGCCACTTGTAAGTCATTTTCCTGTAGCTGGTCTCAAAGTAGGTTTTCATATTTGACCTTCGTTGTAGTATTTCTTTTGTTCTTTCAGAAATACCAATTGTAGTATGAGTATCGGTTTTACTTCTATACACATAACCAGTCCAACCAAGCTTGCTCTTCATCATATCTTTAGGAGCAAATTTAATTAGTTCTTCAGCTCGACAACCAGTATCAATAAGAACTTTAACAAAGTCCTCCAGGTCGTTGAAACCAAAGATTTTACATTGGTCGTATATAGCTTGTTCCTCATCATAACTATAAACAGAAAGCCTAGTTAGCTTTTCTTTTTTTCTAGGTATCTTTAACAAAAATTGTGGAGCTA